TCATAGTCATTATCATAAGTACCTATAACACTATATTTACTTAAAACTATATTGTTATAAGGTAGAATTGTTATAGTTCTTTTTTGGTTACTTCCTCTAAATACAGAGTAGCCTAAATTAACAGCTATACCTATTACCGATGAGTACATTTTAGCTGTACTTATATAGTTTTCTCTTCTAGAAGTTATTAACCTATAACTAATATTACTTAGAATAGTTGCTAAAAACCTTGTTAAAAATAAACCTTCTGCACCTGCTGAGAAATCTTTCCATCTACTATTATTCTCTTGAGAGTTAAAGAAAGATTTTATAGAAGTCATACAAGAAGTTATACTTATCGCTTGTAAATCAATTCCCATCTATAAATTTATCCAATCATTTGCACAACTACTGGAGGAATTAGAAATAATTCCCCTGTAGATATTATTTGTACTGCTATACTTATTTCCATAGCATTATTATCATAATCAGCTACCATCGTTGTGAGGTCGTCTCTAATAGCTACTCTAGTTTCAAATCTATTAATTTTGTCTTTTATATGCGCTTCTATTTCATCTGCTGTACTTTGTATTAGAGGGTAATGTACGTATCTTTTAATAGCTAATCCATACTCTCTAAAATTATATATTTCTCCCTCTTCTACAGTAGTTAGTCTTATAAGAGATTGTTTTATTGCTTGACTATCGTTAATTACTGTAGTATCAGAAGAGTTTACTTCTGATAATCTTACATTTAAATCAGTATATATAGGCATTGAAATTCATCCCTATTCTTAAACTCTGTTGTATTAAAATATAATTATTCTAAGTAGGACAAGACATTATCTCGGATACTTCTATAGGGGGGATACTAATTGTTATAGGGGGGATATAAGTATTATTAGCAGTAAAACTAGCCATCTCTATTACTGCTAAAGATAGAGTTGTTACAGCATATAGTAGTTCAGCCTGTGCTAAAAGTATCTTAGTATAACCTCCAGAAAACCAATTTGCCACAGCTCTAGCCCATTCTAATACTGAATCTAAATTAGTTAGATTTGCATTTACTATAGGTTCTATAAAAGTTAACTGTTTTAGTATAGAACAATAGTGCTTATTAGCAAATTCTATTATTTCCTGTCTTATCTCCAATAATTGTTTTTCTAAGAAATCTTCTATTAATTTTACTTTAGCATTTATTACCTCTTGTGTAGGGTTCTCCCCTGTTTCAGCTATCTCATTTAATCTTTTTTTAATGTTATTTAATTTTTTAGTAATCTGCTCTATATAAACTACGCTTAATTCAGCCATTTTAAACATCTCTCCTTTATAAATAGTGATTAATTAGATACATTAGTTAATAACCCTTTAGTAAAAGTTAAAACAGTAGACCCTGCTAATACTAAAGCGCTTACTCCTGAAACTGTCCCTATATTGCCCGAAAAATTTACTGAGGGAGTATCTATAGTTAAGCTTACCTCACTCTTAATAGTAGCGTCTCCAGTAATAGGTAGAAGTAAACTATCTCCACTCTTGTTAATAGAACTAATATTTCCTAAAATATCTATTAAGAACTTAGACCCATTCCCACTCTCAATATTGATAGAGTTATCAATACCTAATTCTACTACAGTTCCATTTGGTAAGTTTAATGATGTAGAACCGTCTTCTACTATCTTTATATTAGTAGTAGAACTATGTTGAAAAGTAGTTTCTTTTGTTACTTTATTTACTTTTAAAAAATTTCCTTTAGCATACCACCCGAAGTTATCTTGATAATCATCGTCAAAGAAAGTACACTTATTACCTTCATTTAATTCTGCTCCTTTATAAGCAGGTGCATATTTATCTTGAGTAGGGTAGAATACAGTTACTTGACTACCTACTTCTGGAATACTAAACATTATAGCGTCTCTACTATTGCCTAAGAAGTATGGTAATGAAGGGTAAGCCCATGGTATATCTATAGTTGGTACGTTATCCCATAAAGCGGTTCTTACTTTCAGTCTACCTAATTTCATGGGGTCTATATTATCTTCCACATTTCCTAAGTATTCTGATAAAAGAGAACTTTTCTTTTCTCCCCATATTTTTTTATAAGTATTTAGTAACATTTAGTTACCTCTCCTGACTTCAAAAAGTACGGAATTTGAGTTGTATTGTTCTGTAGTATAGTATATGTTGTAAGGTATATTTGTACCTAAACTATTGTAATAGTTTAGAGTTATTGTTGTGTTATCTAAAGGTGTTAGGTTATTGTTTATATAAAAAGTTAAATTATCTTCTGAAGCTGGTAAAGCGAAAAATAATTTTTTTCCACCTTTAGCAGAAATAGTTTTAATGCAATTAACAGTTCTATATTTATCTTTATAAGAAAATTTAACAAAATAATCAGTTAATTCAGTTAAGTCAGTAAAAGATCCCCAATGTCTTATTGATAAACTATTACCAATATTTTCGTTTATTTTATTTATTGTATTAAAGTCTAAAGTTGTATTACCTAACAGTATATCTCTAAAATTATTTATGTCTGTCAAATAACCTTTGTCTGATAAACTGTTCATAATAGAATCAGCTACAAAATCTTTTAATTTAATATCATCATAAAGAGTCTCTGCTTCTGTTAACTGTATTATAGGTATAGGTATATCTAGACCATTTACATTACTTAATAAGTCATTCACTATATTATCTACCTGTATAGCACTTGTAAAATCTGTTAGTATTATTGCATCCACAGATGTAGTACCTCCTATTGAATTGAGCCTAGCTTCTTCAAGTATTTTAGTATCTATAGACTCTTTTATTGCTGATAAATCTTGTAAAATATCTCCTAAAAGATAAAGTAATTCTGAGACATCTCCTGCAGTATAACCATTAGGTATATGCTGAAATATTAGATTTGTTAAGAAATTGTTCTGTCTTACACCTTTAGTAAAATCTATAGACTGTACTAATAAATATATATTCGGGGGTAGAGACCTTTCTAAAATACCTCTCATAATACTTCTGCCTGTTGCTATTAGTGAGCCTGATATACCTTGTTGAGTAAGGTAATTCATTGAATACCCATTAATAGACATACTATTTAAGACTCTGTCTTTAACATCACTAACATATTGAGAAATAGTCTCTGAAAACCCGTCTTGGTAAAAGAGTCTTAATAGAGAAGTAGTTCTCCTAGTTTTCCTTAATGTATTAAGTACATTTTCTTTTCTTTGTTGATTTATTCTCTGGTATTTTATAGGATTTGTTATATTATTTTCTAAGTTATTATGACTATCTCTACATACTGTAAGAGTAGTAGTAAGAGGTCCTCCTAAAACTACTTCCATACATATACCACTTATGATATACCTTCCTGAAATAGTGTTGTATTTTTCGCTCTCTCCTAGTTCTACTGTTATGAGATCTAATACTTTTAAGTCCCTTTTATAAAGACCTGAGTACTTTAATTCTCCTCTAATGTTAGATAGTTGTATTATTTTAGATGTATTATAAAAATAAGTTTCATAAAAAGTTTTATGTGTATTATTGGTATTTTGGTAACCTTCTAAAACCTTTGTTCCACCATCCGCTACTTCTATATCTCTAGTAGCTGAAAGAGTGCTTTCATATTCATTAGCGAATAGAGAATATTCACCTGTGTCTTTATTTACTATATTTGCTACTCTACCATAACCATTATGTAAATTATAATAAATAGTGTCATTTGTAGGAGTAAAAATATTTAAGAAAGCTATTTCTGTGCTTGTAGTAGCTTCTGCTTTTTGAACGAAAGTATATTTAGGAGTGGACTTTTTTAATTTATCAAAGTCTTTTAGTAAGACTTCTCCATACTTAGTTACTGCTAATAGAGGAAAAGAAGGTTTAATATTTTGGTGTAACCAAGCTTCTGCCATTAAGTTAGCATCAGTATCGCTATTTTGACTCCATTTACCAACAGTTTCATTTACTTGAGTAATGTCTGATGTAAAAGTTTTAAAATATTTTTCTTGAACTGATTTTATAACGTCTAAAGAAGTGCCTGATTTTATTTTATGTACTTTATCTGTTAGAAATCTTTTATTGAAAAGACATCCACTAATAGATATTATGAAAGATGATGATCCTGACGATTCTTGTACAGTAGGACTTTCCATAATAGATACTTCAAAAGTATCTATATTATTAATACCCTCACCAATCTTAATAGTGAGAGCATTATTTTGTAAGAATTTATCTTTTACTCTTAAGTCAAAAGTTCTTATCGTTAAGTCTACTGAGGGGAGAAGTGCACCTGATATTTCTTTAATTCTAAAAAACATTAAATCATCGTGTGCTAAGAAATTTTTGGAATCCCCTATTTCTACATCAAAAAATAAGTTATTAGATAAGTTTAACAAACATCTTATTCCATACTCTGTTATTACTAAATTAAAATATAACTATTATTAGTTTAGTTAAGAGCTTATTTCAAAGAATAGATTATCTAAATCAACAATATCAAAAAGTTTTAAGACTGTATTTTCAGGTACGGTTTCATCTACTAAGTCATTATAGTATAGAATATAGTACGCATATATAGGTGTTTTATAAACATGTTGAGAAATCATATCTATAGTTTTATAACCCTTATTTACAGAGTAATATTCTTTTATAGGTAAGTCTTTTAACTTATTCAAAAAAGGAGAGTTTACTACATCATAGCAATCCCCATTAAATTCCATAAACTTAGCTATATCATATCTTTCATCACTAGGGTAATTTCTTATATTAAACATATTTAACCTTTTATATTATTTTTACTAGCTCTTAAGGGTTTCTCCCTTGATCAGACTCCCCTGATGTCTCTGTTGGAGGGTAGTACTCATCTACATTATTTTCAGGAGCTGCTGTTTTCTTAGCTGTTACGCCTCCATTTACATTAAACATTGAAGCTACTTCTGTATCTTTTAAAGGTCTATTGGAAACAAACGAAGCTGAAACTTTAATAAATAAAGGGTTCCCATCAGGAGTTTCTACTGAGCTAAATGTAGGGGTTGCATTAGTTAATAACATTCCTCTTAAAGTAAATTTATTTCCTACTGCTATAGATATAAGACCTTCTTGTGCCAACTCTGTTACATTACAAGAGATGTCCTCAGTATTACTTTTAGCTACATCTATATTATAACCCCCATGTACTTTTAAAGATGTACCATCTATAGAATGTACCGTAGTTAATTGGAAAAGTTTAAACCATTGTTCTTTTATCTTAGAATCTTGGTCAATAGTAAACAAATAGAAATTTAAAGTTACTGTTAGCGGTTCTGATCCTTTCCAACAAGCTTTAGAAGCACTTAACCAAGACATCACAGATGTTCCAGTTACCTGCCCAATTTTAGTTAATATATCATTAGTAGGTAATAAGGGTGCAAAGTTGTTTCCTGAGCTAAAAGATATATCATCTGTTAAATACCCTTGTAGAGTATCTGTCGGCTCATTATTGTTATAAGTAGGTAAAGTAAAAGTTACTATACCTGATGCTTTATTACTTGCTATTTTTTGTAGGAAAGTATTCATATCAAACCTTTATTATACTTCGTATATACCTAGACCTATCTTATCTACTATATTTAAACCATAGAATACATCATTAAGGTTAGGTATAGAGCTTATTTTAATTGGTACTTGTGGTAAGTCTTTAATTTTTGTCATAGTATCAATAGTTGTTGGGTTTTTAGAATATTGTGCAGCTGGATCAATAAATTTTATTTCTTGTTTTGGTTTTATACCTTGTTTTGGTTTTATACCTTGTTTAGCTTTCTGTTCTTGCACCTTCATTTTTTCTGAAGCTGTTGTTTTAACATTAGCTGGGGTTTTATATCTCCAATGCACTGTATCAGGTCCACCCTGTTCCTTAGATAACCCTTGATAAGGTTGGTACCAACCTGCTGCATTCATGTCTTTAACAAATTTAGCTATTACTGGGTTTTTCATATACGTTGACATAGGTACATTTTTGTCTATCCTGATACCTTTAATCTGACCTATATCTATAGCAGAACCGTCTCCATGATCGTAACCTGTATGTCCTCCAGCTTTGCCTGGTACTTTATTAGTACCCCCAGTTATAAAAGTACCTACTCCTAATTTATCTTGTATAGCTAATAGAGAAGCAGCTGCCCCTGCTTGAATGAATGGCGTATCCAATTTAAAATCTGTAGCTGCTGCCTTACCCCTAAGATTATTTACTAGAGGAGTTTCTCTTAAATCTACTAAGTTACCTTTAGATTTACCTCCACCTAAGAAGAAGTTTTTTACCTTTCCAAAAATACTACCATCACCAAACATTTCAGTAGGTATATTTGTACCTGGGATGGGTTTTGGTTTGTTTTTATCTTCTGGAAAAAATTTTCTCCGTATATAATCTACTAGTTTAGTTATAGGTTCGGTCAGTATTTTTATACCATTTAAAAGTGCATCAATTATACCAAAAGGTGTCCACATCTTAAGAGCATTCAATAAAGTGTCTTTATTAAGTATAGAATTTTGAAACCATTTCCACATATTACCTAATGTTTTAGTTATCCAACCCCAATTTTTATATACTAAATAACCTATAGCTACTAATGCAGCTACGCCTAAAGCTACTGCTATTATAGGAGCTAAGACTGGTGCTAATATTGCTGAGATAGTTTCTATAGCTGTTATTATAGCTGGTCCTAATCCTATTGCTGCGGTTGCTAATCCTCTAGCCCCTGCCATAGCTCCACCAGCTAACCCTCTAGCTCCACCAGCTATTGTACCTCCTGCTCTTGATAATAAACCTGGAGGCACTGGTGCTCCATTAGCTTTAGCTAATAGTCTAGCAAATCTAGCTTCTTGAAACCATTGACCTAAGGCTAATGAAATTACACCAACAATACTTTGTGCAATTTCATTAGAGAATAGAGCTAAGACACCTGCTATTTCAGGAGAACCTAATGCGTCTATTTTAGATGCAGTTGCTAAGACAGCTATTTGGGCAAGTCCTTCAAAAGCAGTTTTTGCAGTTTTTGTTACTCCTGAGAAAGCAGCATTAATATACTTATTTTGTTGGTCTAGTTGTTTTTTAACTTGGTTTTCACGGTCTTTTTGATACTTTAACTCAAGTTTATAGAGGTACTTTTGATAGCTCTTTTCTAATGCTATTGCATTAAGACTGGTAACTCTCTGAGCTTTCCAATAGTCTTCTGCTATCTTCTTTTGCTCTTCACTTTTCTTAGTAGCTTCTTTTCTCTCTCTTAAAACCTCTTTTTCTAAATTATCATAATATTCTTTTTCTAGCTTATTATGTAAATCTATTTCATTTAGAGAAGCTACCCTTTGTTCTCTTCTAAAATCTTCTTCTAACTTCTGTTTTGTTTTTCTTTCAGATAATATTTCTTGTTTTAGAGAATCATAGTACTCTTCAACGAGTTTACTTTGTTCTTTACGATACTCTATCTCTAAATCAGTCCATTTACCACTTCTTCTGAGTTCTTCTACCCGTACTGCCTTGTCAAAGGCTTCTCTTTTAGTATAATAACTTATATGAGTTTCGTTTTGTTTAAGTAAAGCTTTTTGGAAAGCCTCACCCATAACTGTGGTTATATCTAAACCTTGAGCCATTTTAAAAATCACCTTACTTAAACAAACTACTTACTATGAGCCTCAGCCTCTATACTTTCAGCCACTATATTATTTAATACCCTAACAATATCGGATAGTTCAGACCTAGTTAATTCCATTAGTTCTTTATAAGAACCATAACCTTTTTCTATTAAGGAATTTAACTGTGTTAATGTTTCATCAGGAAAGAAGTAAACATCAGCTATATTTTCTACATAATTTCTTAAAAAACCGTAGAAGATAAACTGATAGACATTAATCTTGTCGAAATCGCATTTGTGGAGTTAAGCTCACCTCTGTTAGGCTATCGCACTTTTCACATCTTGCTTCAATAGGTAAAACACCGCCTATTGCTTCTAGTTGAATATTTTGCACTACTTTCTTATATTTATTTAAATACATATTTGCGAAATATTTTGTGAGATATTTAATCATAGATTTTCTATTTTCAAAAACTTTTTCTACACCTTCTTCAGATACACTTAGTACCATGTGTGCTAAATAAACTACAACCATATCACCAGGTTCTTGTTCATCTTCACTTTTATTAGAGATATGTTCTCTACAAATATTTATAAAATCACCTATACTAAGTGGATAAACTTCTACTGTAATATTATCAGGGAAAGTAAATTTCTTATTATAAATATCTTGAGGAATATCTTTAAATTGAGCATCTTTAAAATAGAACAATGGTTTTAATACTTTATTACATTCATCACATCTACATTTCTCATAAGTACCAGTAAAAGGGTTAAATGTTTCTTCTATAACAATAGCATCATCCATATCAAAAGAATAAAGTCTTCTAACTAAATCTATAAATTGTACATCATCAAATAATAAGTTATTCTTATTGAAATCTCCTACTATTGTTATATGGTCCAAAAGATTTTTATAATATGACGCTGAGGATTTACCGTACTTAGAAATATTCGCTTCTTCTTTTAATGTCATAGGTGTTACATAAATTTCTATATCTTTAGGGTAAGTGAAGCCTTTTGAAGGTAGATCACTAAATTTTACTATTTGTCCATTAATCATTATCTTATCACTCCATTACGTACTCTGTTATGTACTCTGTTATATTAATTAAAAAAGTCTGCTTCCATCTATGCTTGAACCTATTACTATTAAACTTATATCCATAGTTTTTAATGTGTTAGACTCATAATCTCTACTAGTAGTAAAGTCCTCTGCTAACATTACTTGGAATCTTCTATAGAAGTTTAAATTTCCTTTAGGACTGTATGAAGAGTAATCTAAATCTCTTACCATATCAGCTAAATATCCAACAGTACCTTTCTCACTCAAAACAGTTTGACCAAACCAATTTCTTAAGTCATTCTCAATACTGTCATCGCTATTATCTGAAATAGTTAGAGTTAATTTAGGTAATTTATTACCTGTAACAATAGGAATGTCGCTAAACACTCCTATTGATAAAGATATTGTCTCTAATCCAGCCATAGTATAAGAGATATTTGTTATAGGTAAGTAAGACCTTCCTGAACTGTCTTTGTTTGAGCCTATACCCTTAATAGATATTTGGAAATAATTATTAAGAGATTTGTCTACCATCATATCCAGTTGTTGAGATAAAGGTTTAGTTATATTTTCTATACCTATTTCCAGAAGTTTCCTATTACCTTTAGATTTTAATTCCGCCAATCTCAAATATCCTCTTTATATTACTTAAGTTAGATAAAATTATCTAACCCCTCTTATTTGATTACCATTGCCATCATATACTTTATAGTCATCATAAACTAAAGTCATTTTAACTTTCATTAATTCTGTACTTTCAGCTGATACTGTACCTCTGTCTACACCTGTAATTTGTGCTCTAAGAAGTACCCATGATTTTGTGATTTTATTACGTTCACCTATAAGTCTAATACGAATATTGTCTATAGAATACCTTGCTTTACCAATATTTGTACCTTGGTCTAAATCATAAGTAGCATTATTCCACTTTTCTACTAGAGATATAGCGTCATAACCACCACCTGTAGTAAGGTAGAATTCTAAAGATATAGGTTTAGTTGTACTTTTTCCTGCTTGGTGTCCTTTTCTACCCATAGGGTAGTGTGCTACTATAGACTCACCCTCTGCACCTGGTAATTCTACCGAGGTGCAAAAACATGTGATAGAATCATCTAAGCCTAGTGTTGCACTAGCTGGTAAAGTTAATTCATATCTATAAGTTGTTTGTAGATCCTTGTTACCTACTCCAGTTAAAGAAAATCTTGCCATTTATCGTATATTCCTCTCTTATGTACTTTGTAGGATTGTAAAATCGAACGCTTGGTTAACTATATTCATACTTAATACAATATCCTGTGCATAAGCTGTAGGTGCTAAAGTTAGAATATATTTTAATCTATTATCAGCTATATCTGTAGGTGTGGAAATATCTTGCCAAACAAAATTAGATAATCTACCATCAGCTCTTACTAATTGCATATAGTTAGTAGCTGTGAAATTTATGTCTTCTCTAAGGTCGTCTGTTATATCTAATTGTAAGTATTCTTTTAAAGCAGTAGCTAAACTTTCTTTAATATCTAAAATATTTAAGAAGGTACCTATATTTCTTAAAGAAGAATTAGCAATTTGTAGAGTATTTTGGTTTTGTACGTAATATCTTCCTTGTTTAGGGTCATAGGCTATGAAGTTTACTGAAGCGTCATTTAATAGAACTGCTTCTCCACTCTCATCACCTATTTTCCAATCTATTGTTACATTATTTACTAAACCATTTCTAGGTCCTGCAAAAGCTTTAGGATAACCTAAAGTTCTAATAGTTCTTAACCAACCTGGTATAATTACTGCGTCTGCCCCTACTTTAACTCTTCTTGAATTAAATGTATCTAATAAGTTAACGTGAGGTGCATACATAGCCCCTTTATAAGTAGCAGAAGCTATAGAGTTCTTTTTATAATTTACTACATTAGTTGCTTTAACAGTATTAGTCTGTGCCATTTCATCTAATAATCTTGTATTAAGGAAAGGGAGACAGTCTCCTCTTGTTTCTGCTATACCTAACATAGCTTTTCTGAAATCTGCTGAATCTACAGAACCATTAGCTAATAAAGATAGAGGTATTGTTTTATCTAAGAAAATATTTAATGCAGCTACTAAATCAGCGTCTGTTAAAGTATCTCCATCAGAACCACCTGAGAACCTTACTATACCATTTGAATTACTAGGAAGCTCTGTTTCTAACACTGCTTCGTTATTCACTACTTGTATGTATGCAGAAGTGTTTAGAATGTCTTCTATATAAAGTGGTTGTCCGTCAATTGTCTTAGCTGTTATATCTCTTGAAAATGTGTAAGGTGTCTCTAAAACTGCATTTGTTAAAGCATCTCTTACTGTAAGTTGCATTACATTAGTATCTACAAAATCTTCTGGGGAAACACTTGAAGATGTGAGAGATATTTGTAAGTTAGCATTATAACTACCTTGGTCTATACCTGCTAATAGAAATAAATCTTCATCTTTGAAAGCATAGTTCTTAGGTTCTACTAAGCTATTTCTATAAATAACTCCATCAGCTGTTATTACAGGGATATCTTCAGCTACTACTAAAGTTGTTGTAGGTGTAGCGAAGGTAGCAGATACTGTTGTGTAAATACCATCATTTCCTGTAGAGTCTTTTATTTGTATTTTATCACCTACTGGCATAAATCTTTCATAATCACCAGTTAATGTAAATGTTCTACTGTTTTGGTCAACCGTAACAATTGTTCCAATAACTTCTTGATTAAGAGGTTTAGGTTGTCTCGCAATATAAACCCTAGGTTTTGTACCACCTATAAAAGTATAGCTCGAACCAATAGCTTCATTAACTACTATATCTGTATCAGGTGAGTTAAAAGTTTTTGAAACTACAGTGTACATTTTATCTAAGTTTAAAACATTTGTAGTTACACCGCTAACTCTTATAGTATCATCTACGGCTATAGAAGTTGTTACATCACCTGTAACTTTTATAACTTTTCCCGTAGTCATAGCAGTTACATCGCCTAGTATATCTTCTTTTTTAATTACTAGACCACCGTAAAGTGCATTTTTAGCAGCTCTAACAGTGTATAACTGGTTACACTCTTTAAGAATCTCCGTACCTACTAAGATAGACTTATCATCTTTAGGATGTGGTTTACCTGTGTATGTACATGTTTTTAAGTAATCATTTGTATTTGTATTAAGAGTAGCTTCTCCTATTTTACCTCTTTTAGACTGGAGGACTAGACCTACCGTTAAACTACGATACCCTTCAGGTAAAGAAGATAAGTCATTTATAGATGTTCTGACACCTGGCAATAGTCTTACCATTAATTATTTGCTCCGTTTTTCTAATTTTACTATTGGAACTACATTAAAATATAATTATTTAATCGTTGTATAAAAGTTATTTAATTGTTAGAAATATAGGTGCATTGCCGTCTAATACTTTTATATTTACGTTTATTTCTTCTAAGATATTACCTATCTGAGGTATAGTGTGTACCCAGTAAACCATATTAAAAGTATAGGCAGCCGTAACTAGCGAACCCCTTGTCTGTGTTTCTAATTTATCTAAGTCTACTTGTTTAATATCTGTAACTAATCCAGACTGCTCATAATTTTGAGTATATGTTGGGCTATACTTTATTGTTTGGTTGTATTTAAAATTTATTAATCTATCAAAATAAAAAGATATATTTTCTACAAAACCGTATAAATAATTCTTATCATTAGATATAAATACCAAATTTACAGGTACTGAGACTTTTCTAGAAAATACCTCGAAAGATCCTTCTGGAGTCCTTTCATGTGACCTTTGTACTAGTGAACCTACTTGTGTATGAGGTGTAGCTTCACTAGTATTAAACATTAGGGATACCCAGTTATTACTTCTATCTGAGTATTGTATATTAGCCAATCTTTGGTGAAATCTCCAAGAAAAATCTAACGCAGGGTCATATAAATATTTATATAAACTTAAGTCTGATCCAGTAGATTCTGAAAGTCTGTTACGTTTATCTTGAGCCATTTTCATAAGAGGTTGTTCTATACCAGTTGATATTATTGTTTTAGGTGTTTCATTAGCTGTAAAACTTGCAAATTGTATACCCGAAGATTCTTCAATACTATCAAAAAGGTATGTAATAGGGTTACTTAAAAACGACATATATTACCCTTTCGCCAGTGGGTTTAGGTACATTCTTAATAACAGAAGACCGTCCGTACCATTTACTACTTGTTTACGTTCTATAGAGAAAGGTATTCTCAGACTTCCATTATGTACAACAACTTTAGTTAACAACTCTAATTCTTTTTCTTTAGATGTTTCTATAAAAGGTTGTTGCTCATTTTCTAAATAAAAGCTATCAAAAGCATTATCAGCTGTATTCATAGCCTCTTTTTTAAATAAGTTACATATAACATAATCTACTGAAGTATCTGGTAATACATCATAAGTTGGTATTGCTTGTGTACCAAATACGTTCACTTGGTCATAATTTCCATATGAGTTAGGGTTAGCACCATTTATAGGGAAATATATATCGCAATTAAAACCCATCTTGCCTTCATAAGCCTTTGTTAAGCGATTAGATATACTTACATACTTTTTATTAATAGTTTCTATAACATTCATAGAGTATTCCTAATCTTTTGTTTCAGGGGTTAAATCTTTTTCAGTTTTTGGTTCTTCTTTACGCAAGTCTTTTTCTTTACCACTAACTATAGGAATAGGAAATTCTGACATAATAGGTTGGATATCTTCTATTATCTCTAATACTTTCCTAAGTTTTATTCTTAAATCAATCATCATTATCTCTCAATACTGTACATAATTCATATACTCTCTCACGACATGGTTTCCTAGTGTGTATACATAATAAATTTTGTAATCTGGGACAGCTTAAGTCTAAGCTAAACTCGTAAGAGCAAAAGGGACATACAGTATTTTTTTCTAAGACATTTCCGCAAACTGTGCAAACATCTACTAAATCTTGTCCTATCATCTTATTTTTCCTTTTTTTCTTAAAGCTCTCCTTTGCTTAATCTTAGCTTTAGCTGAAGCTATATCTTTAAGTTCTTTTGCTACCTGACTACGTTGGAGTTTACTTTTTTCTTGTTCTAATTTAAGTTCTGCGTTCAATACTCCCAACATATCAGACATGTCTCCTCTAGGAATTATTTCTAAGTCAGGTACACGTTTAGTGTAGCTTGAAGTAAGATCTGTAGAATCTTGTAATATTCCACCATTCATTAATAAAGCTAAAAAGAGTAGTAAGTGTTTACATACCCCTGGTCTTTTATGTGGATTTAACTTAGGTGTTAGTGTAGTCAGTTGTTTTCTATCTAATTTAACATAGGGTTTATATTTAGGTGGTCTAAGACCTATTAGAGCTTTATGGTCTGCATTATACCAAGCCCATACATAAAAGAAGTTAGAGCAGGAGCACTTTACCCGTATTTTAGTTGTTAAAGGTATTGTATTTTCTACCAATAAAAAGTTATTTAAATTTGTTCCTGATTGAATAACCGTCTTATTTTGTAATATCGGTTTTTCTTCCTCTAGTATTAAATCAAGTATTTCTATATCTGATAACTCATTACCGAAGTTATGTTCTTTTCTTACCAACTCTATCAACTGTTTTCTATTTATTTGTTCAGTCTTAATATCAAATAAAGCTATAGCTATTTTATGAGCTGATTTTTTAGTCTCTGTAGCTACACCCATATACATAGTTATTTCTATTACATTAACACTAGGTTTAAAAGAGACTGTTTTATTAAAAGCATATATCCCACCAAACTCTTTTTGTGAGAAAGTATAATTAGGTTTATATCTCCCACTTACCTTATATGTAGATTGTAATAGTTCTTTAATATCCAAACAATACTTCCATTCTTTTTAAATAGCTGTAGTTGCAGCGTAGTTTATACTTGCTTTTAATTCAGCTTGTGCTTCTTTTCTTAGAATATAAGCTCTACTTAATAAGTCGTCTGTTGTTAAATCTATATTATGTAGTATATCTTGAGTAGATTGAGCTTTTAATGATGCTAAAGATGTTAAGAAGCTAGACGCAAATAACTTATAGAATACTGAATCACCTGTATCTAATTCTTTTACCATTAGGTATTTAGGGTAATATTCAATAGTTAAATTACCTTCTGTAGTATCTACTAATTGAAGAGATATATCTCTTGTAAGTATATTAAAAGTACCTGTACCTAAAGTACCAGATAAGCTTACTGTATTACCTTCTCTACAAGTCTCTACCATAGTATAATTATTTTTAGTTATAGTAATACTCTTATTTCTAAAGTTACAAGGTAGAATTTCTTCTATCACATCCTCTTCTTCTAAAGTAAAGAAAGTTTGAGATACTTTTTCAGATTTAGTCATACTCAAATATGTTACATATCTTACTCTTAGAGGTGTCATATTCATTCTAGGGTCTACTTTTAGTATTCTTGTATGAGGGTTATAGTCTGGAGGTGTGGTAATAAACTCAGGCATAAAGAATCTAGAGTAGTTGTTTAACATAGAGTATCTATAAGCTAATACCGCCATAGTACCTTCAGGCATTAATATAGTAGGGAATCCTGAAAACAAGTCTTCTGCAATAATAGGTCTTTTCTTACCATATTCTAAAACAGTTTGTTTAAAAAGGTTCTCTAATTTTTTTAAAGTTAATCCTAAAGTTTCTATTATAAAATCTAAACCCATAAGAGTCTGACCTTCTGACACTAGTACTAAATCTATAAGTTCTTCTAAATGTATCATATAAGTACTTCTCTTTTCTTTATAGACTACTTCTTATTTTTAGAGGTTGTATTTACTCTACTATTTTTAGGTAAGACTATCTCAACAATCTTTTTTTCTTCTTTAGGGGTTACTTTAACTTCTGCTATTTTAATTTCTGGAGTTTCTTCAATAATTTCTTCAATAATTTCTTCAATAATAATCTCAACGGGCTCTTCTATTAGAACTTCTTCTGTCGGAGCTACTTCAACTTCCCCTACTTTTTCGTTTACTTCTTCAGTGCCTTCTGAAGTTTTTTGGGAGTAGTGTACTTTAATAACTTTATTATTGAAATGTGAAACTATCTTATCTATAAGTTTTTCATCTACTACAAAAAGGTAGGTATCTGAATTAGGTTCTAGTATTAGTGGGGCGTACTCTTCTCTGTAAATAAGTTTTTCGTCTGTCAAGTTTCTAAGAAACATATATTTTATTATCCTTTTTATATTTAAAAAATGAGGTGAGGTTTTTAGTCCTCACCTCATAATTAATTAGTGTGTATCTGTGTAAGTATTATGCTCCTAAAAGAGTATCAATACCACTTAAGTTGATTTTAGCTGCTAGTTTAGGTGCTACAACTTTAGCTGCTGCTGAAGCTACCATTTGTTTGTGTAGGATAGCTACGTTGTCAGGGTCTCTTACTTCTAAAGTGATAGGTGGAATGAATGTACCGAATACTGCAGGTGCTAAGAAAGGCATTTTTCTTGATTTGTAAATACCAACAATATCACCAGCTGCAAGGATAGGTGTGTAAGCTACTAGTACAGGGATACCGTCATATGTACCAGCTACAACCATACCAGACATCATATCTTCGTCTGAATCAGCTTCATTAAACTTAGGTAGAGATTTTAGAATAGGGATTACGGAGTTTTCTACTGCAATAGCGGAAAGTTTTCCTCTTAAACCAGACTGGTCTGAAATCAAGGTTCCAAGTCTTCCAATAACTACTGATATGAAAACTGTTTTGAAGAATCCGTTTTCTCCACCTGAGAAAGCTCCACCCAATGCGTGAGTTTTTGTGGAAGCTGTAGGGATTTGGTTAACAATATCTTTCAACATGCTGTTAGCAACTTCTTTGTTGTATGTAGCACTTAAAAGATCATCTGTTAAACTAGTTAAGGAATTACCAAATAAAGATTTAACAAGCTCATCTTGGAAAATGTTTGAATCAACTTTGATTGAGTAGTTTCTAGCATCTAAGTTTACTGATTCAAATCTAGGTGTCACTGTAGCAATGTTGGTTGCTCCAGCGTGTGTTTCAACGTCTCTGTAGAATGAAGCTAGAACTTTCGCTGTTGAGTTAGGTGCTACTGATGTTAGGGTAATATTGAAAACACCTGTGTTAAGGTCAATAGCTCCTGCTACGAATCCAGTACCTTCTGGAGTAAGGTTGATGATACCGCTAATAGCTTGAGAAGATTTGTCAACTAAAGCACCAGTAGTAATACCATTAACTGTGATTGTTAGGGATTGAGGTACAATAGGGTTTACATCAATAGTTCCAGTAACAGTAGCGGAACCTTGTGTAGTAGTAGCTATTTCTTTACCTACGATCTTAGTTCCTGCGAAAGTTGCTGATTGTTTTGACAAATCTCTAGGTGAAGCCATTAAGTCACCTTGAGTCACGTCACCTTGACTATTTACAGCGTCTAATGCCATGTAGTATGCTCTACCTTTGTTTCCTTTAAGATCGAAGATGTTGCATAACCAAGGAAGTACACTACCGTTGTATTGGTAAAGTGTTACACCTTTGTTTAGTACAGGGTAAGGAGCTGCTGCTTGAGTTGTTCCTGCAAAGTTTTCATTTAGGGATGCTTCTGTAACAGACGCTGAGTAATGAGCATTTTCATACATTTTAGTATTTCTTAAATACTCTTTACCACTTTCCAAAGATGATACACTGTTTACAGCTTCAACAATATCATTAATAGTGAAACCAGTAAGGTTGTTATAATCAGAATCTAATAGTTGTTCTTGGATGTATGAACTTGCTTTTTCTAAGTGTGTTTCATTGAAACGACCGTAAAGAGCAATTTCGCCTTCGGGTCCTGCTGCAGATCTAAAAGCTTCTTTAACTTCCTGCATGTTCGTAAGTTTAGGTAATTTCTTGTTAATCATTAAGAATAAAACTCCGTTCTTTAATTTATTAATATCTAACGATTAGATTCTACTTTTTGAATGTTATACGTGATGTTTTTTTAGGTTCTGGTTTTTTGTTTTCTTGAAGTGATTCTAGAATTTCTGCTTCTGCTATTTTAAGAGCTTCTTTTTCAGCTTCTTGAGCTACTTTAAGAGCTTCTGCAATTTTTTCAGCTTCTTCTGCTTCAGCTACTTTAAGAGCTTCTGCAATTTTTTCAGCTTCTTCTAGTTCTTGAGCTTCATTATTATCTTCATCCATTTTTTCTTTAGGTAGTGCTGAAAGAGCTTCTTCTAGTTCTTTTATTTTTTCGTCTTTCTCGCATTTCTCTTTTTCGTATTCTTCTTTTTCTTTTTCGTGTTCTTCTTTAAGCTTAGTAACTAATTCAACAGACTCATCCATTTTCAATTTATATTTTTCAAGTTCTTCTGATACTTTATCAAGAATTTTCGAACTTTCTAAATTGCTTTCTACTTGAGCTTTATAGTCTTCTTTTAGAATGAATTCATATTGTTCAAAACTTTCAACTAGTTCTGTAGGTAGTTTAGAAAGTTTTTCAGAAATATTTGTGTATTTTTCTGACATTTCTTTGTATTGTTTTTCTTTAGCTTCTTTAGCTTCTTTTTCAGCTTTTTCTTTAGCGTCTTTCTCAGCTTTTTCTTTAGCTTCTTTTTCTTCGTCAAGTCTTCTGTTTAATTCTGAAACTTGCTCTTGTAAAGGTTTAATTAATTGTTCTTGTAAGGGGCTAAGTATTTGTTTTAAGATTTCTTCTGTAGTCATTCCTGCTTTGATTTCCATTTCGTCTTCCTTATTAGAAATATTTTCATTGAGTTCTAAATTTTCATGTACTCTTTTATAATTAGGTTTAGCTTGTAAGAATCCTGGGTCTAGGACAACATCGAAAGTTTCTACAAAGAGTTGTTCAACAATCGGTAAGCTACCACCGTAACCTGGTTTTAATTTACCTCCTCCTCTTGAGGAGACATATACTGGAATACCTGAATCATAAAAAGTTTTTAGTTTCCTACCTGCTTCAGTATCGAGTATTTCAAGTTTACCAAGACCTACTTTACCAGTATCGTCTATTCTTAATTCAGTTATAACGTGAGATACTTCGCCTTTAGCCCAGTCTTCGTCATCTACTTTTTTGTCTCTATGTCCTATAGTACCTAACATTTTACGAGATTCTACTCTATTAGTAAGACTTTCATCCAAGACTTTTTCCCATAATCCTTGAGGATAAATTCTCTTATTTCTAGAAGTTCCCCCAGGTACGAAAAAAACACCTTCCGCTATACCTATAATACCTTTTCTATCAGATGTATTAGCTTGGTTTGCATTAAGGCTTTCTACTAGTGTTTGGTCAAAATTAAAAGTTAGATCCCCATAGCCTTGTTGATAAGATTCTTCTAAGGAATTTTCTATAAAATCATAGTTTTCTGAAAGTGTTTTAACCATTTTATTAAATTCTTATCCTATATCTTGTAATCTACTACTATTAGTTCTACTAGTATTAGCTTTAATAGTATGTGCAGTATTCCTAGCTTTTTTTAATATCTGTTCTCTTTTAATATCTCTCATCTTATATTTTCTGAGAGTTTGTTTATTTATATTCTTCATCTGAAAACTAGGTTTTTGTTTTTTAATTATTTTTTTAAAAGCTTGAAATTTTTCAGAAATATAGGTTATTTGTTCTATAATAAAATATAACTTTTCTTTTATGGTTTCGTTATTTTTCATCAATATCTTTATCCTTTTCATCTTCATCTTTTAGTAATTCTTCTAATTCTTCTATAGAAGCTTTACCATCTTTTATTTCTTTAAGTAATTCTTTAAGACTATTGTCTTTCTTTTTCCTAGTTCTAGTCTTTCTAAATTCTTTAGTTAAATCAAACTTATCTTGTGCGTCTGTTAATTTTTCTAAGATACATTCTGATTCTTTTAATTGTTCTAAAATTAGGTTTATTTTAAATGTAAGATTTTCCAAAAACTTTCTCCTTTCCCATACTATCTAAAATTTAATTATTTAAAAGTATTCTTAAGTGTTTCTATACCTGTTTCTTTTTTATCTTCTTTAGGAGGTTGTTCTGTAGCTTCTTGTGGAGGGATTTCCTCGTCTGGTAAACCTTGGTCCATACCTAACATATCTTCATCTTCCATTGCTTGAAGTTCTGATTGGTCTACTGTGAAAACATCTCTTAAGTTAGGTAAATACTTAAATTCATGTTTCCATACTTTCAAGAAAGATTCATAATCTACTCCTGCTGGAATATTCGGTGAACCTGCTACAGTATCTAATACATTCATAATTCCACTCATGTTAGTTGCTTTAAGCATCATCTGCTCTGCTTCTAACCTGTCGTCTACATTAACTGTAGAACTGAATATTACTTGTATATTATCTTTTTCTAATAAAGGTATAAGTATACCTTCTGTATTACTATTCTCAAAAACAAGATGTTTATAACACATTTCTATGAAACCGTCACTTAAACATTGTTGTATAGAAGCTAACATTCTAGAATAACGAGGGCTGGTTGAAATAGTATCACCTTTGTCTGTTATAACATTCGTTTCAGCCATGTGTTGTTTAGGTATTCCAGTAGCATTAGCGATAGTTTGTAATTTTCTATTCATTTGTTCAGAGAAGTTAGATTCAGGAAAATCTAACTTTACTTGTCTTATATTATCAGCACCACTTTCTAAAGGGTATAGGAGAGGTATTACTCTATTAGCATTATTACTTAATACTGTCATATCTAATTGGTGTAAGTTTGCAACTACAGAGTTCTTATTAGCATTAAATAAAGCACTATAACTTTGTGCTTTCTGATTCATTTCTGATATGTTACCTTCATTAGAAACTGCAACTCCTAATATAATAGGTTGAGTTATTTTATTTATCTCTATTAATGTTTCCATTCTTTCTAGAGCGTTGTATTCTTGTATAAGTTCTATTACAGGCATAAGAATTGGTTTACCACATCTTATTTTATTAGGTAGAACTTTATTACTTCCTGAAGCTAATTTAATTTCCATAGGTAGTTTTTCATAACTTAATAAGAAATGAGATACTTTGTCAGGGTGTAACCAAGCATCGTCTGTAACTATTTTTTTATTTTGTAAATTATTAAAATCTAGGAAACCTACTGGAGAAGCTTTTTCGTATATTCCTACCATATCTCTAGTTTTATAATCTTCACTAATGCTTATAATACCTTTACCATACTTACATTCTGTATGGAAAAACATTTCACCATAGTTTATACCTTCATTAGTCAAACAATCTTGGAAGATTTTAAAGAATGCAGTCTTCTTCAACATTTTACGAATAGACTCAGTATATTCTTTATGTTCAGTACCGTCTTGTTTTAAATAACTAATAGTTATTAAGTCTTTATCACAAAAAGACCTGAAACAATCACCTTCAATAATACTCTTAATAGTTGTAGCAATATGGTGATTAGATATACTATCTATTGCATTTAACAACTCATCCCTAGTTTCTTTTGTATAGAGCATTTGATTAAAAGATTGTTCTTTAGGTGTAGCATTTCCGTAATTGTTTGTAGTTAATTCTCTCTCTACAGTTATTTGTCCACCTAATTGTCTATATAAAGGATTACTATATTTACTATCTCGCATTTGACAAGATTCGTTAATAAATTTTCCTATAGCTTCTATTTTATTTTGCCAACCCATATCAATTTCCGTTCTTTATGATTATATTAATAACCTAATCCCAATTTACCTGTACTTTGTATAAAATTACTTGATGTATTATTATTGTTATTTAATAATGTACTAAGGTCTACTCCGTTGTAAGCGTTTGGTGTATTACTATCTATAAAGTTTTTAGGAAAGTTCAATATTAATTCATCTACATTTTTATAGTATTTATCCATAGTACAACTATATAGAGCTCCTGCTAAAGAATCACTTAAATCATCTGTATAACCTTTACTTTTACCTATTTTCTTAGGATAGTCTTTTAACCCTCTTAACTCTTTTATAAGTTCAGGATGTTCAAAGCCTATTAATTCTTCTTGCACAATAAGATTTTTTAAGTTTACATAAGGGTCTTTAGATATTTCTACTGATAAGTATTCGGTCTTAATACTTTTTTTAGCCATGTGTTGCCTAGCTAAGATACCTTGATGACTATCAGTAGTTACTAATTTTATAGGGTATCCTAGTTTTCTTAAATTACATACAAAATCTAAAGCTTTTAGAATATCTACAGCTTGCCCTGTTTTAGCTGTAATACCTAGACAAAAATCTACATAATATATTCTCTTTTTTATCTGTTTACCATTTTCAGATGTATATGTTATAAGGTTTGAATAAACACTAGACATACCGAACCTATCTTTTTTACTAGCTATATCTAAGTGGATATATCTATAACAGTCTTTATTTCTACAATTTTTAAAATAATCTTTGTTTATAAGATAGTCTTCAAAATTGTAAAAAGTAACCTTATCGTTATCATAAGTTCTTTCAGGGTCTTCAAAATTTATCTCTATAATGTCTTTAGAAAAAATATCATTTTTATTATTAAATATTTTTGCGAATACTGAGGTAGAACTGAATAAAGAACATTCCGATACTGTTCTACGTCCTGCTATCTCTTGCATAGCTAAGTAAGGTGTTGATTTAAATTTAGTATAATACTCTTGTTCATAAGGTATTGTTAAAACTTTATCAGGAGGGTAGTTTATAAGGTCTTCCTCATTTTCTACAATATGTGGATCTTTTATATCTGAACCTATAAAGAATTTAAAAGTTTTTGTTGCTGTTATATCGGTTCTTGCTTCCCATCTTGCAATATTGTCTAATATCTTAACATTACGTATATCATTTTCGTTTATTTCTTTTATACGTTCCCCAATAACATCTCCCTCGTCTGTAGGAGAGGACACCATCCATATAATGCCTGACATAGCTGGAGCACCTTTAAAGGTAGCTTCTTTTCTATCTAACATAGCTCTATACATTGCAAGTCTTGTAGGTACTAAGTTCTCTGTCGATATTTTCGTAGATGGCATATTTGCTTCATCTAAGCAACCGCAGTATAAATCTGACCCAGTAATACTTCCTACAGCAGAACCTGCTTTTAGAACCATATAATCTGTTATCTCTACACCACTTTTAGTAAGACTTGAAAAAGCTAGTTTATTAGTTACATTATTTATGAAGAAAGGGGAGGAAGATAGAGCTTTCTCTATATCTGTACTTACTCCCATTATAGCTTGGTTATCATCTTTAGATAATACGGCAAATACTAGACGTGCTGTTGCTTTTCCTGCTAAGTCTTTAGCAGGGTTCATCATGCACATTAATTTGTACATTTCATATAGAAAAGATATAGCCACAATTGTAGTTTTGCCCGAATTATGTGTAACTGTAAAATCTTCCAATAAGTATAAATGGTTTCCATCTAGTTCAAAACCATAGTAGTCATCTACACCTAAGTACTCTACCTCAAATGAGGATATATTCCAATTCCTAGATATTCTGTCATGCTCGTCTATCTTTTTTCTATTTAATTTTACAGGTATTATTGTTATATCACCACCTATAATTAGCGAGTGTTCTTCGTATGTTTTATTAGTCCTCTTGTCAAATCTTGACCTATGTTTGTAAGTTGCTGATAAACCTAAACTTCTAACTATAAATAAGATACCCTCTGTAATACTCTTATTGGATGACGAACACGCATAACATGTTGCATTGCCTTTAAGTTTATTACCGTCACCGTCTAAGTAACCTGCTAAAAATAACAGTCTGTCTTCGACAGACATTATTTTAAAGTCATATGGAACATGTTTATTATTAAATACATTCTTATCTCTCAGATAAGAATGTATAGGATTTGTTTTTTCATTAAAAACAAGTGAGTAGTCTTTAGAATTTTCTTGTATATTGCCTGTAAGTAAGTCGCATCCGTATTTATTTTTTTGGTCTTCTAAGAAGTCAATAATCTCAAGGTCCTCATTATTAACTGAAAATGACGACCTATTTTTTCTACCATCAGCAAGCCACAAACCTAATAAATAAGGGTCATGTTTAGGAATATATGTGTTCTCAAACACTACTGGTGATTTAGGTTTATAACAATAAGTTTTTTTCTTAAACCTATCAGACTTATTAAGATAATCCATCACTGTTAGATTTACTATTCTTGTTTTAGAGTCGTTTAAACCGTATCTCTCTTTTAGACTTAGAATATGTTCTTTATTACATGTAAAAGGGGTACTTCCTTTATTAGGTGTAACTCTATACATATCATCTTTTCCTCTAGCAAGAGACTTCACTTTTCTTGGCTTGGAATCATCTCCCATAACCAAATCACCTACAATAATATCCTCTACATTTTTTGTAGAACCATCATACATAAGTATCCTTGTACCCTTACCGTGGCACCGTGTAGCGCATGATAATATTACTTCACTGTATTCAGAAAGGAGAGGTGCTGGGTAAATTTCTTTTAATAGGTTATCCCATATAGGGTATATTACACCATCATATATTTCACCTAAGTATTCAGGGTCATGTATAAATGTATGTATATCGACAGGGTATTCCTTATAGAAACCTTCCATTAGTTCATATAATAATTCGGATTTACCATCGTTATCTAATGCGTTAAAATCTTTCATAGCTGTTATAATGTGTTTAGGATGGTAAGTATTATCTATAAAAAAGTTTACAAATAAACTGTTACCCAGTTTATTAAATTCATCTAAAAATTCTGACTTCTCTTCATAAGTTAAGTCAGAATTTTCTAGATAGTTTATAATAAATTCATTAGCCATTAATTACGCTTTCTGAAAATTTTGTGGATTACGTAACATTGAAACAAGTGTATTAATCTTTTTCTTTTCTGTTACATTCTTAAGAACTTCTTTTTTACTACCCACCCAAATCTCTTTAGATTCTGCTTGTTTAGCCATAATAGTATAAGCTTTAAAAATACAATCTGAATGGTATTCTTCTGCTTTAAGAAGTACTTTAAAATACTCTACTAACTCTTTAGGTGATAACATATCTCTATTTAATGATAAGATGTCACCTACTTCTTGTCTTTCTTTCCTACATTTAGCACCGTCTATTATATGACCTTCTGTTACTTTTAACAGACTCATCATAGATAAGACTTCTCTCTTAGGTTGTTCTGTAACAATTTCAGTATCTGAAGGTACTATTGTAGTATTATTAGGTGTTTCAGGGTTTAGTATTGGTTCAAAATCCATCTATTAAATCCCTCTAAATTTCTTGTCTATGTGTAACTCTAAGTCTTCGTATTTCTCTAACTGGTTTAATAATTCTAAATACTCAGGTGTTCCTTGTAGGTTAGATTCATATAGAAGAGTTAATATAGATTGCATTTTTATAAAGTTATTTGTTCTTGCTTCCGCATGTTCTTTTAACATTTCTGCAATCTTATTTACTTTTTTAGGTTTTACTGTTTTTTTAGTCTTTTTGGTTTTTTTCTTTTTCTGCATGCAGATTCTTTCTTAATAACTCTAAAGTTTCTTCTACCAATTGTTTTTTAGATACTTCAGGATTCTTAGATTGTTTCTCTTTTAAAATATAATTATAAAAAGACGTTTTATTAAATACTGTATCTTCATCTTTACTAAAACATATGCTTGATACACTTTTAAGGTTGTTTTTTAAGTCTAATATATCGGAGTCTTTTTTTAATATACCTTTGTAATCTCTTAGAGTAAGTTTTGTGTTAGTATTTTTCAAAACACTATTTACTTGATCTATTGTAAGGAGAGTATTACTGCTGACAAAGTAGTTATTTACAAAGAGTTTAAGATAGTTATAAAATAATTCTTCTTTTTGTTTTAATACTGTATCAACACCTTTTAATTTAGAGTATATAGATATTGCTGAATTACTTAATCTCTCAAACCTTAACTCTGTCATTTTTATTGCAGGGTATAAGAAGTACATTATTCTCCAAAAATCTTCGCCATACTTTAATGATAGAGGTTGTAGTTGAGTAAAATCTAGTTTTAATTCTTCACATATCATAAATAATAAGACTAAGTTCTTAGATAAATCGGAGTATTTTATTTCCATATCTACAGAAGTTCCTATAAAGAGTTGTAAATCAATATTATTATCTATAATATTATAGAAATTAGCGTCTATAAAATTATTAGAATTGTTACAATTATGTGTTATAGGGTCTATTGAGTCTATAACACAAGCATTATTTTTTTGATTTTTATTTTGTATTCTTCTTATTGTTGAACAATAGCCTTTTGTCCATAAACTTATATAAGTAGCTAGAGTAGCCTTTTTACCATTACGTCCTACTCTATTAGGGTCATATTTATTAGGTTCCATTAATCCTGTCTTAGGGTTTATAAAGGACTTTGTAGTAGTTCCTAAGACTTTTCCCATAACATAAGTGTAACAATCGTGTAAATCTTCTTTAGTGTAGGTAGTTTGTTGTATACCATTCTTAAAATAACCTTTTTTAATAAGTTCATCATATAGAAGTTTCTTCAAAAGATTAGTGACTTCATTATAGAAGTCACTAGTTCTTAATTTATCCTCTTCATAGAGTTTTTGAATCATATTAATTTTAGGAGCTTTTTGTTTTTTCAAATTTATTATTTCCTAACTATTAATATTACACACTTTAGGACTATTTAAGTATTCATCTGCAATACTTTCATAAACAATACTTTCCGTATTACATTTAGGACAAAACTTTTCTTCTTTATCAAAAATAAAGCTACAAGAGTCACATCTCGTATATTCAATTTTCATCTATTTTATACTTAATCCTTCTACTCCACGAACTTGTCTTTCTAAAGTTCTTCTTTCTAACCACATTAAAGCTTCTTGTAGATGTGTTAGAGAAATGGCATTTTCTCTACAACTAAATTGACCTGCTTGAAAACATTGGAGCCTATCAATAACTATCTTAAGTAAGTCCTCATTTTGGCAACCATTGATCCCATTTTCTTTAATAGGTCCACTTTGGAAGTTTATGATAGCGTGATGTATAACGTCTAGTATTTCGTCTGATTCTACTTTACCATTAACAGTATCATCATTTACCACAATATACTCGTGATGTGCCCCACCGTTTCCTGATTCGTCTAATACTAAAACTTTTGTACATGAAGGGACTAAGCTTTGTAATTCTCTCATTTGTTTTTTATCCTTAATAATATCTTCTAATCTTAATATATCTTCTAAAGTTTTGACACATCTATCTATGGGGAACCTACCTGCTTTGAGTTCCTTAAGATAGTACCTTATTACGAAACTCGTACAATTGTAGTTAATTTCCATCTATTTTATATTTAATCCTTAATCTTACCATAAATTGATAACTGTATTACCATTATCAATACAAAACTTATTGAGCTCTTCAAAGGTTATATCTAGTTCTTTTAGAAAATATACCATATTATCTATGATAATTAAGTAATCTTCAAAAGAACCATCTGAATTTATTAAGAGATTTTTCATTAAGCCTACTTGGTAAATATCCATCTCGTCTGTTATATGTATAATAGACTTATATTTATCACGATTGTTATGTTTAATAACATCAATGATAATCCCACCTTCTTCCATACCTAATCTATTAATAGTTCCTTTAGGAAGGTTTCCACATATGATTTCATCTATTGGCTCTATACCTGATTCAATAATACCCCCCTTGACTTGTCTAATAATATTTTCAATACTCATTTATTTATTTACTCTCTTCTAAAATATTTTCTAAAGTAGGTGTTACTTGTCTTAATCTTTTTAAGGTTTTATACTTATTAAAATTAACATCATATTTCAAAATTATATCTACAAAAGACATTTTACTAGTTATTTGTATATCATTTTTAGAAATATATTTAGAAATCTTTTTAATATAACCTTTAGGAATAGTTTTTGTATCTGCTAGTTTAATAAGAGTTTCATCATAATCTCTTAATAGTCTATCTTCTTTAAGTTTTGTTATAATATTACGATTTTCTAAATCTTCTAAATCATGTAAACTTTCTTCAATAGCAATGTCTATATCGGTATATTCTGAGAAATCCATAACTTTACTAGATACATATAAACATTTCTGCTCTTCTGTTTCATCTTTAGGTACGTAATAATACCCTAAGTGCATTTCAGGTAGCTTGTTAAGCATTATAGGGAAGTCTAAGAACATTCCTAAGTTATACTTACCTTTGTAAAGTCCTCTACTATTTTTAATAAAGAGTGTTAAATAACCTTCTTCTACATGATCTCTAATAGAAATAAATTTATCTTCATTACCTATTTTCAATCTATTTTGAAGATGGTCTAAATCGTCAGCATCTATTCTACAGCAATTAAGAATAAGATTATTCTTTCTTAAAATAACAATAATTTTACCTGCTAATTTCTCAGGTAAAATCTCTTCTTTATTATTTAATAAGTCTTCTTGTGTTTTCTCAGGTTGTTCTTGGTAGTAACCTGGAGGTATTCCTGAAGCTTTTAAGAAAGCCTTTTCAGAGAATGTGTTGAATTGTGTACAAGTTTTATAAAACTCTTTAAAATCCTCTATAGGTAAGAATTCTAGTTCGTATCCTAAGATAGTAATTTTTTCGTTATTTGTCAAAGATGACTCCATTCTGAATTAAAAATAAAAATACTTGAAGTAAGTGAAACAAGTATAAAAATGTATAAGATACTTAATAGGAACTACTTACTTTTTATAAAAATAGAAAATACTTGAAATAAACAAAACAAGTATAAAATGTAGATAATTAAGGAGAATAAAAAAGAGGAACATTGTTTATTTTTTAAGAAAAGGTTTCTAATTTTTTAAGTTTTTGTAGGATAAGATTTTTATAACTTTCATCTATGTAACTATAATTCAAGTGTTCTGCTGAATCCTTTGTTTTAATCTTAGTTCCTACAGAACCTTTTTGAGTTACTATATCTACACTGAAACCTAATCTATTCAACTTATACTTATCTTTTTTCATAGAATCTAAACCTGTATTATCATTATCATAAACTAGAAGAAGTTTATCTGTTATATTTCTAAGCATATAAGCAGAAGTACCTACCATACTAGTATTATTAGATAAAACATAAGGGTAGAATTGTTTGAGATAAATACAGTCTTTTAAACCTTCACATAAAATAATAGGTTTAGGTTTTTCATGTTTATCATAATCTAAAAAGTCTTTATACCATCCATACATTGTAGGAACTTTTTTGTATAGCTGAGTATAATCAACTGTTTTTTCTTCCGTTAATATAGGATGTGAGGATGTCCAATAAGTCTTATTCAAGACTCCTCTTAATATGAAACCTGTTATAGTACCTTTTATAGTCTGTAAAGGTATCATATAAAATAAAGTATCTTCTATTAGATTTTCTTTAGGGTATTGTTTTTTTAATTCTCTTATATTATCTGTAACAAAAGGACTCAATTTTGAGAGTCTAGTTAATTTAGTGTAACATTCATCTCTATCTAAAATACGTATATCAGTATTAGCCATTGTTAAGATTTTATAAGTTTCATCATCTAAAGGTTCAATAGTATCGGTTATAGGTAAGCACATATTGTACAATTCAATATAAGCTTCAATTGAATTATCCTGAGTTAAAATTTGCATCCATCTATAACCTATACTACTAAAACCTGTGTTAATACAATCTCACTACGCCCACAGCCTTAATAAGGTTGCCACGCACCTACCGAAAATATCTTTAACTAAATGTTTCTTGAAAACAACTTAGAGCTCTCCTAGCCTACTCGCTATTATTCCTTTTTGACTGTTCCCTTCACCTTTAATCACAATTGCTTGAATTAACTATACTATAACAAATATTAACCACTGTCAATAGATTAGGTCTCTCTCATAGCTTATAGGTTACTTTATGGCATTTTTAATGGATGAGTTTTTCAACTAGGCATATTATACTTAAAACTTTAAAAGGTCTTAAGTTACGAAGTAAGATTTTACAAGACTCTTACTAAGAAAATATAAATTTATCCGATAATTTTAAGTTAAAGGAAGTTAGGAAGAATTTAAGGTTAATTAAATAATTTTAACTTGTTTATAAATTAATATATTTTAAAATACTTATAAGAAAAGTATTCTTACTTATTAAATTAATAATAATAGTAATATTAGTTTTAATAATAATAAT